AAGCGACCAGCTATGGCCTTGACTTTGGTTATGTCCATGACCCGACCGCTTTTGTTGCATTAGCTGTCGATCAGAATGAAAAGAAAATATACATTTTCGATGAATTGTACGAAAAAGGATTAAGCAACCAAAAAATATACGAGCGGTTGGTGGAAAAGGGATACGAAAAGAGTACGATCATTGCCGATTCCGCCGAGCCAAAGTCGATTGACGAATTGAAGCGGCTGGGATTGAGACGGATTCGTGGCTGTTCGAAAGGAAGAGACAGTGTTATGCACGGGATTCAGTTTATTCAAAATTACAAGATTATCATCCATCCAAAATGCGTTCACTTCATTGAAGAAATCAACAACTATGTCTATGCCAAAGACCGTGAAGGAAACACGCTTAACAAACCAATTGACGAGTTTAACCATTTGATGGATGCCATGCGTTACGCAATGGAAGTGTTTATGGAGAAGCGGAAGGCTCGTGCTGTACCGTCATTGTATTAGAGGGGGTGAACACATGCGTTCAACGGCGCAGTTATCTGTTTCTGAAGTTACGTCAGATATTATTAAACAGATACTTGAATGGCACAAACCACACCGTGATGCCATGTTAGGACTATACAACCGCTATCGTGGTGAGGGATTGCCGATACAAAGCAGACAGTTGCCGGACCCGAAAAAACCGAACAACAAGATACCGAATGATTACAGGGGATACATTATCAATCAAGTAGTCGGGTATCTTTGGGGGCAGCCAATCTCATACAGTATCGACAGTCGGAATTATGACGAAGCAAGACTGAAAGAATACAACGACCGCCTTTCTCGATTCAATGCGTTGAATGCGATTGATGACCTCGATAGCGAGTTAGGAAAAATCATGAGCATTTGCGGATACGCCGCTCGTTTGTTGTATATCGACAAAAACGGCGAAGAACGAGCGATGAACATCTTCCCGTGGGAAGCTGTATTTATCGAAGATGGTGGCGAAATTACGCACGCTATCCGCTATTACAAGGTGAAAGACCTTGACAATAACGAATACACCAAAGTCGAATGGTACGATTCTAAAAACGTCACATTCTTTATCGAGGATGATGGCGTTTTTATTATGGATTCAGAAGGCAGTCAACCGCACTTATTCGACTTTGTACCGCTCATCCGCTTCCAAAACAATGATGAAGAGCAAGGCGACTTTGAGAAAGTCGAAGCATTGATTGACGCATACGACAAGATTGTCAGTGACTCCGTGAATGAAATCGAAACGTTTGCCAATGCGTATATGGGTTTCAAGGGCGTACAAATTGACCAAGAAACCATTGATAAGATGAAGCAAACAGGCGGCATTGAAATTGACGAAAACGGTGATGTGTTTTTCATCACTAAAAACATCAACGACACATTCGTCGAGAACAACAAGAAAACGCTCAACGAGAACATTCACAAGTTTTCCGCTAGCGTTGACATGTCTGACGAAAAATTCAGCGGCGGCGCACAAACAGGGGAAAGCCGCAAATGGAAATTGGTTGCGCTGGAAAACAAAGCGGGAACGAAAGCCCGTAAATTCGGCAAAGGATTGCGTGAACAATTCAAGGTGCTATGCAGTGCATGGAAGAAGAAAAACATTGACATTGATTACTTGGACATCTTTTGGGAATTTAAACGCAATATTCCGATTGACCTTGCATATGTAGCGGAATTTGCGTCGAGGATGAAAGGAATTCATAGCGATCATACGTTATTGTCGCAAATTCCTTACATTGATGATGTTGCATACGAGAAAGAGCTTATGAGACAGGAAAAAGAAGATATGATTGACCTTGATTCGTTTGCAGACGATACAACAAACCAAAATGATATAGAAAATCAAGAGAGCGAACTCGTGTGAGGGCGTTCTCTTTTTTGTCGCTTGTCCTGAGCAAGACGTTAAACTGCTCGAACAAAACAAGGACTTTGCAGGGGCTTATGCAACTGCGAAGGACGAAGGAGGAAATGGATATGACTCTCAAAACAGAAGCGAAACAACTGTTCTATAAATCTTTAGAATTGCCGCTACGTCTCGACCTTCAGTTTTTCGCAGAAGGTGGAGATGGTGGAAATGGTGGAGACGGCAATCCGCCAGCGGGACAGCAAGATGGAGGTCGACAAGACGGACAAAGCAACGCACAAGGGTTGCAATTAACACTTGATGCGGTGCAAAAGTTCGTCAATGAGAATGAGGAAGCGAGAAAGTGGTTGCAATCACTTACGGATTCCCGTGTAACGGAAGCGATCAAAACTTATGAGAAAAAGACGCTTCCGAAAAAGCTAGAGGAAGAGATTGCAAAACGCTTCCCGCCGGAAACAGAAGAACAAAAACAACTACGTGAGTTGAAACAAAAACTCGAACAAATCGAGCAAGAAAAAATCCGTGAAACGTTGCGCAACAAAGCGCTATCCGTTGCAACGGAAAAACAATTGCCGGCAAAATTGGTTGACTTCTTTATCGGTCAAGATGAAGAAACCACAATGAAAAACCTTTCTGTCTTGGAAGAAGTATTCTCCGCCGCTGTTCAGCAAGCGGTAGAGGCAAGATTCAAAGACGGCGGCCGCAATCCGAAACCGTCGAATCCAGATGACCAACCGCTCACAAAAGAAATGATCGAGAAGATGACACCGGAAGAAATTAACGCAAATTGGGAACGAATCGAAAAATTCTTACAAGGAAAATAGGAGGATGATACATTATGGCAATCAACAACTTTATCCCTACAATTTGGAGCGCACGCTTGCTTCAAAACTTGCAAAAGACACTTGTTTATGGGCAAGCGGCAGTAATCAATCGTGATTACGAAGGCGAAATCCGTGCATACGGCGATACAGTGAAAATTAACAACATTGGTCGTATCTCGGTTGGTGACTACACGAAAAACACCAACATGCCGGATCCAGAAACACTAACTGATGAAACACGCACACTTGTCATCGATCAAGCGAAGTTCTTTAACTTCCAAGTCGATGATGTAGACCGTATTCAGCAACATCCAAAACTCATGGATGAAGCAATGCGTGAAGCGGCTTATGCATTGCGTAATGCGGCAGACCAATTCATTGCGTCTCACTATGTTGATGCTGAACAAACTATTGGAAGCGATACATCGCCAGTGGAGCCGACAAAAACGGATGCGTATGAGTACCTTGTTGATTTGTCTGTCAAACTCGATGAAGCAGACGTTCCAGAACAAGGCCGTTGGGTTATTGTTCCGCCATGGTTTGAGGGCTTAATGTTAAAAGACGACCGCTTCGTTAAAACTGGCAGCCTTCCTGCAGAAGATCGTCTAGTGAACGGCGTAATTGGTCGTGCCGCTGGATTCTTGGTGCTTAAATCCAACAACGTGCCAAAAGTGACAGGGCAAGGAGTAGTTGAAAACTACAAAATCATTGCAGGTCATCCGATCGCTTGGTCATTTGCGGAACAAGTCAACCAAGTGGAAGCATATCGCCCAGAAAGACGCTTTGCGGATGCTGTTAAGGGCCTTCATCTCTACGGGGCGAAAGTTATCAGAGGTGAAGCATTAGCGGTATTAAGCGCAAAACGACCAGCTAACGCTTAATAACAGCCCCTGCTGTAATGGCAGGGGTATCTTACTTCAACGGAGGTGAACAGCATGTGGCTACAAAATAAGAAAACAGGTTTGAAATGGTTTGTTACGGATAAAGATCACATCAAACGCTTAACGAAAAGCGGTGATTTTGAACCAGTCGAAGTGGAGACAGAAGAAAAGGGGAACCGAAAAAAGCAAACACGTGATGGAAAATGAACAATCTCAACAAAACTCCCGAAATGATTGAAAAACTCGTCAGCAGGCGAGTGAAAAAAGGAGAACGAGACATCGTTAAGCGGTATGCCATCCTTCTCAACGAGGTGCGGAAAGAACTTGCGAAGCTGTACGAAAAATACGAAGTCAACGGCAAACTGACCTATGCCGAAATGGCGAAATACGACCGCTTACGCAAGTTTATCGAGTATATCGACTATTTACTAAAGATACTTTACAAAGACGTGAGAAAGACCGTTTATGACGTTCTAGGCGAATCGTATTTAGATGGCTACTACTTAACCGCTTGGGCGGTTGAAACAGACACGTTAAGCCGATTGAGCTACTCTGTCGTACGTCCAGAAGTCATTACAGCTATGATTGAAAATCCGATTACCGGATTAACCTTGTCACAGCGGTTGGAAAAGAATCGGGCGGCGATCATTTATACGATTCAGCAAGAAATCACGCAAGGACTTGTGCAAGGTGAAACGTATAAACAGATGGCCAAACGTATCAAAGGGGCGCTCGAAAACGATACTGTAAAAGCAATGAGGATCGTGCGAACGGAGGCTCATCGTGCAGTTGAAAGTGGGAAACATGATGCCGCTGAACACGCACACAAAAACGGTGTTATCATGTTGAAAGAGTGGAACAGCATGCACGACCAGCGGGTACGCGACAGACACCGACATTTAGACGGAACAAAAATTCCTGTCGATGACGATTTTACGATTGGTAGTGACCGCGCAAAAGCGCCTGGATTATTCCTGCGTCCCGAAAACTCAATCAATTGTCGTTGTTTCTTATCTTATTCGGTTGAGCGCATTGAAAAAGTCGATGCAAAGGAATTAGAAGGCATGACCTTTGAACAATGGAAAAAGGAGCGGTTGAAACGATGACATTAAATGAATTGAAAATCCGTTTAAAAATCCCGCTCACTGATACGTCACAAGACGAATACTTGCAAGTCGCATTAGACGATGCAATAGGTTACGTCAAACAATACTGTCGCCAATCGTTCGACGAAGGCTTACCACCAAACGTAAAACAAGCGGTAGCCAAGTTGGTCAAAGCGTACCAGGAAAACAGCAATGTGGCTTCTCAATCATTAGGCGACATGAGCAAATCCTTCTTTGAAGGCGGTACGATGAACGAAGTACACCGCTTGCTCGCTCCATATCGAAAGGTGCGATTCGTATGAGTGTTGTTATCAAAGACACCAACAACATCGACAAGGTGATGCGTAATCTAAAGCAACTTGGCGGCAAGCAAATTAAAGTTGGTCTTTTCGGTAAAGACGATTCCGAACTTGTCATGATCGGCGCGGTGCATGAATATGGTGTCGAGATTCCGGTCACAGACAAAATGAGAGCGTGGTTTGCGGCGAATGGGTATCCGCTCAAAAAGGAAACGAAAGTTATCAAGATTCCGGAACGTTCATGGTTGCGGTCCGGTTATGACGAAAACATTGATAAGATCGCCAAAAAGATTGAGGAAATGGTGCCGGATGTGATCGAAGGAAACGTCAATCCAAAACTCTTTATGGACGCCATCGGCATGGAGTTTGCTGGATTGATTCAAAAGAAAATGCGTGACTTGAAGAATCCGCCGAACAGTCAAATGACAGTTGAAATGAAAGGTTCCGATAATCCGCTGATTGATACCGGTCGTCTAGTCGGCGCCATTAGACATGAGGTGGAAACATGAAACCATTTGCGTTTGCGGATTTTGTTGACGAGTTTAAAGTACCGTTCACATACATCGAGAAAACAGATGGCTATTGGAACGATGCAGGCGATTGGATAGAAGGCGGAGAAACACGAACAGAAATGTATGGTATTGTCTTGCCGTTATCAGAAGATGACTTGCAATACGCCGAAGCGGGAGCGTATCAAGCAAAAGACAAAAAGGTATACACGACACAGCCGCTAGAACTCAATGCGGAAATCGAGTATAAAGGCGACCGCTACACGATACAAAACTTCAAAGATTACAGCGAATATGCGGATGTGTATATCTACTACATGAGGTGGCGCGAGAAATGATAAACACGATTAAAAACATGATCGCAAAAGCCTACCAAGACACCGGGTTACGCATTATCCAAGCGAATACAACCGCTCCAAAACCGCCGCTTCCTTATGCTGTATATAACATCACAGCTCCATATGTAAAAGA